AGCAATACAGGTAAACCAAAAGCATATTCTATTATTGGTAATAACTTTCAACTAAGACCAATACCTGATGGGGTTTACGAAATAGAAATGTTATACTATAAGTATTTTACTGCATTATCAGATTCTAATACTACTAATGATATGCTTACCTATCACCCTGATGCTTACTTATATGGTGCGTTGGTTGAAGCCGAACCTTATTTACAAAACGACAAAAGAATACAAACCTGGGCAGGTTTTTATGATAGAGCAAAACAAGATATCATTTCATCTAATGAAAGAGATAGACATTCAGGAGTAGCACCAACCACAAGAATTGACTTTGGAGCTTATTAGTGACTACATGGACCACTGTAAGTACTAGTAGCACTTCTTGGACTACTGTTCCTGAAACAGCACAAGGTTATATTGAAACAGAAGATAACTTGTTTTTGATAGAAACTGAAGATAGTGAATTAATACAACAAGAAGATAAAACAGATATAGCACCTGGTAATTGGCAAGATGCACCAGCAGTATCGACAACCACTTGGACAATACAATAAATGGCAACTAAAAAGATTTCAGATTTTACGGCAACCACGACACCATTAAGTAGTGCCGTGTTCCCTATTGTTCAATCAAGTTCTAATTTAAAAGTTACACTAGCTAATATTGCAGCTAATATGCCTGACCTATCAGCAACGAGTATTACTACATCAGGAACAGCTACTGCAACAGGTGGATTTGTTGGAAACTTAACAGGTAATGTAACAGGAAATCTAACAGGTGTTGCAAGTTCTGCAACGGCTTTAGCAACTGGCAGAACGATTGGGATGACAGGCGATGTTACTTGGACATCAGCATCTTTTGATGGGTCAGGTAATGTTACAGGCACATCAGCTATTGGCACAGGGGTTATAGTCAATGCAGATGTCAATACAAACGCAGCAATAGATGCTACCAAGATACACGATGGAACAATATCGAATACAGAATTTGGATACTTAAACAATGTATCATCAAACATACAAACACAATTAGATGGCAAGGCATCATCAACTTATGTACCAACTGCAATTACTGTCGCAGATGAATCCTCAGACACTACTTGTTTCCCCTTGTTTACAACGGCAGCGACTGGGGATTTAGGTCCAAAGACAGCATCAGGATTAACTTTTAATTCAAATACAGATGTATTGTCAGGAACTTTTGCAGGAAACATTACAGGTAATGTTACAGGAAATGTAAGTGGCACATCAGGTTCTACCACAGGTAATGCAGCGACTGCAACAGCATTAGAAACTGCAAGGAATATCGGTGGTGTATCTTTTGATGGCACAGGTAATATTGACTTGCCTGGTGTAAACACAGCAGGTAATCAGAATACAAGTGGCTCTGCTGCAAGTTTATCTGCAACATTAGCTGTTGCTAGTGGTGGTACGAACATTACATCTTATACTACAGGAGATATAATTTATGCTTCTGCTTCAGGCACACTTGCAAAACTCGGAATTGGTAGCACAG